TTATTTCTATTAAATATAAATTATCTATATATTTTTTATTTTTTTCATTATTTGGTGATAATTTTATTTTATATTCATCTATTATATTCATATATTTTGTTTTTAATTTTGTTTCTTTTTTTTTTTGTCTCATTGATAATTTCATTGTCCAATTTGTTGTTTTTAATAATTCTTTTTCATCATCATCATCATCTTCATTTATATTTTCATCATCACTATCACATCCTTCAATATCTTCATCTTCTGTATTATAAGTCATTGTATATACTATTTGATATGGTTCTTGTCCATATTTTCTACTACCAAACATTTGCCATCCATTTGAAGATATTATTGCTTTATCAACTATATCTTTATAATTATTAATTGAATATATTCCTTTAAAAATTATATTTGCTTTTTCTAATATTTTTTCTCTAACAAATAATTGTACATCATTTGATGCTACTATATCAAATATTAAATGAATTCCATCTTTTATTATATTTTTATCTTTTATTAAATTCTCTTTTAACATTACTACACATGTTACTTTATTATTTTCTAATTCAAATATTGAATATAAAATCTTAAAATATTCTTTTACTATATTAAATATATTCTCTTCTGATAAATAATCATTTCTATCTAATGAAACAATATCATCTTTCTCTATAGCTTTAAAACGAAAATCTAAATCTACTCTTATTAAACTTGGATTAAGTGGTTTTTCTACAAAATATAACTTTGCATTTTGATCTATTGCTACACTATATTTTTTTAAAAATATATCATATTTATCATCTGGAATATTATAAGATATTTTTGGTTCTCCAATACTTATATTTGTATGGGATCTTTTTTTTTTATTATCATTACTATTCTTATACTTTTCTAACCACTTAAATAGTTTATTTGATATACTCATTAATATAATTATATATATAGTATCATTTTTATATCTTTTTTTTTTTTTAACTTTTTTTTTTACTTTTTTTTTTATATATTTTTATTAACAATATACTCCTATTTTTTTAATAATACTGGACTAAAATATTTATTTCTATTTTTTAACATGTTTTTATCCGTCATTTCATCATCTAAAATTTTTTTTATTTTTGTTTTTTTATCTTTTAATAAATTATTTAACCATTTTATTTGAAAAGTTATTGCAAACATTCCACATTCACTTGATCCTTTTTGAAATCTCTTTTTATTTATAAATAAATTTGGTTCATTATTATATTTTTTTTTTAATTGATTTTTTACATTATCTATATAAATCATTATTAATTTGGGTATTGATAATCCTACACTATCATAATAATATATTCCATATGATTCTAAATTTGGATCTAATACTATAAATATACTTGTCCAATGACTTCCTGATTGATCATATCTATCTAAATTTGTTATTAAACCCATATACTTTTTTCCACTACTTATTACTTCATCTATATCTATATCACATTTATTATCATAATACATACATTTTCCTTTATCATCTTTTAATGCAAAATCCTTTGTAAAACAACCTATATATTTATATTTATATTTATTTGTCTTATCATATTGTTTTAATACTTTATTTATATCATAATTTGATAACCATGTACTTGGATTTTTATACCAATCTATTGGCTTTTTTGGTATAAATTTCTTATCTGATATTTTTTTTAATTTTTCTTTATCTTCTATATTTACATATTCCAATAAATAATCTATCCATAAATGATGATTCTTATTTCCCAGTTTTGATTTTAATTTATTATTTATATCATTATACTTATTTTTTGTTTTTTCTATTTTATCATTCTTAAATATTTTATTATATATCTCTATTATTATATCCAAATCACTCTTATTTAAACATTCTTTTTCTTTTACTTCTGGACTACAATAACTCATTCGTTTATTTTATTAATTATATTATATTTATTATATATCAAAATTTATGAATTATAATATACTTATTAATCCATTTATTAATATTATTAAAGATAAGTTTAATTCTACTATTAATTATTATGATGCTAACGAATTTATCAATAATTCGGTCAATTCACTTAAATTAAATAACAAAATTCTTACTAAAGAAGATTCTAAAATTATTCTCAATCATTCTATCAATTTATATAATAATTCACAATCTTTAGAACATTTAGTATCAGATTTAGAACTTAATAGAGAAAATAATTTTAATATCTCTGATGATATCATTTCACATGTTAATAATATACAATCTATTGATAACTTATCATTTAATAATAATAATTTTTCTTTTAAAACTTTACTTATTCCTATTACTAAATCTAATATTACTATCAAAATTAAAAATAATATACAACAACTTATTCCATATAAAATTATTACTAATAACTCTTTTATTCATTTACCTAATATCATTTCTTTCAATATTAATAATAATTATACTACACATTTTTATAAATTTAATAATAATACATGGAATACTGTTAATGATTTAATACCATTTTATAACAATAATAATAATTCTATTAATATTACATTAACTCAATTTAATAATGAAATAATACAATTTTATCAAAATTATATTATTATTGATAAAATTAATAAAATTGATCAAAATCATTATAAAATTAATTTTAAAAATTTATTATATAATTATGAAGATATCAAAATTATATTACCTAATGATAATATATATCTATTTTTTCATGTTAATGATGATATTTATATTTCTGAAAATATTATTAATGAATCTATCAATAATGATTCTAAAGCATACTTATTATCACAACATATTTTCATTTTATTCAAAACATTATAATTTTTTATTAATAATAAAATTTAATATTTATTTTTTAATTTCTAATTTATAATTTTATTTTTGATTTTTAATTTTTATTTTTAACTTTTTTATGAACTCTATCCAGACATTTTTTATTTTAATTATTGATTAAATTTTACATCGATCATTTATTATTATTTTCTGATAATAATTATAAATGATATGATCATAATTATTCTGTTAAACTTACATTAAAATTTATAAATGATCACAAAAGTAAAATTTAACAATAAAATTATGATCATATCAAATGTTATATTTATCAGAAAAATATTACAAATGATCAATGCAAAAATTTAACAATAAAATTATGATCATATCAAATGTTATATTTATCAGAAAAATATTACAAATGATCAATGCAAAAATTTAACAATAAAATTATGATCATATCAAAATGTTATATTTATCAGAAAAATATTACAAATGATCAATGCAAAAATTTAACAATAAAATTATGATCATATCAAATGTTATATTTATCAGAAAAATATTACAAATGATCGATGCAAAAATTTAACAATAAAATTATGATCATATTAAAAATTATATTTATCAGAAAAACATTTAGATTTTTAAATTTTAGATTTTTAAATTTTAATTTTAATTTTATTTTTAATTTCTAATTTTAATTTTATTTTTGATTTTTAATTTTTATTTTTAACTTTTTTTATGAACTCTATTCAAACATTTTTTATTTTAATTATTGATAAAATTTTGCATCGATCATTTATTTTTATTTTCTGATAAATATAATCTTTAATATGATCATATTTTTTCTGTTAAACTTACAAAAATGTTAATAAATGATCACGGAAGTATAATTTATCAATAAAAATATGATCATATTTTTTCTGTTAAACTTACAAAAATAATTATAAATGATCACGGAAGTATAATTTATCAATAAAAATATGATCATATTTTTTCTGTTAAACTTACAAAAATAATTATAAATGATCACGGAAGTATAATTTATCAATAAAAATATGATCATAATTATTCTGTTAAACTTACAAAAATAATTATAAATGATCACGGAAGTATAATTTATCAATAAAAATATGATCATAATTATTCTGTTAAACTTACAAAAATAATTATAAATGATCGATGCTTAATTTTATCAATAAAATTGTTATGTAAAACTTAAATAATAAAAAATGAAATCTTTTTTAATATTTTATCATAAAAATGTATGATTATGATATATTTCCACTTGGACACTTATCTTTAAATCAAATAAATAAAGGAGAAAATATATTAAATATATTAGAAAATATTATTATTAATTATTCTAATAATTCAGAAAAAATATTAAATCTTTCAAATGATTTTTATACAAATATTCCTCATATTTCAAAAAAATTAAAAATTATTGATAACATTGAAATTCTTAATGATAAAAAAAAATTATTAAATTATATGAAAACTTTATAATATTACTATAAACATAGTAGTAAATACAAACATTACACCTGTTATAATTTCTATTCTATATAACATTTTTACTCTTTCATCTTCATTTTCAATATTTGCTGTATTTATATATTGAGATAATATTAAAATTATACCAAAAAATATAGCAACTATTATAAAATGACCAATTATGTTATAAAAATTATGATCTAAATTTAAATAATTTAAAAAAACTTTTCCTCTATAACCATATATATGAATTATACCTAATGTTAATATTATTAATAATACATATAAAAAACTATAAATACCCATTATAGATACTAAACTATTAAGATTACTACTCATTATTAAACTTTCTATTATTGAATAAGTTATTATATGTAAAACTAAACTATACAAAATAAAATAAAATTTATCCATCAAATTTACTTCAAAAATTTCATTTAAATTTAATCCTAATCCATTTACCTTTTCTAAAAATTCTCTATCTATTCTTTCCTTTTCATCCATTGTTTTTACATTTTGCTTTTTTCTTTCATAATCTAATACTAATGTTTCAATAATATCATCACCCACATCTCCTTTTTCTATATCTTTTGAATTTACACCTGATACATCAACACCATCTCTTATTTTTTGTTTTATTACAAAATCATTCTTTTTTTGTAAATTAGAAAATACTTCATCTAAATCTTTTATTTCAGGTGATTCTTTCATTTTTGTTGGTGATTTATTAGCAGCATCACCTGTATTATTTACAGTTGCACCTACACCACCTCTTTTTTCAAGCTGTATATTTCTATCTATTTCAGCTTGAATTTTTGTTATTTTATATATTTTATAATTATCTTTTTTAAGTGTTATAATCAATTTATGATTATATTTAGTATTTTCACTATTTGTCATTTTATATGTAAATTTTATATCATTCTTTTCAATTTTTCTGTCTCTTTGTTCTAAATTAAATGTTTTATCCTTATTATCTGTAATTGATGTTATATTAAATGTTTTTGGATTATCTTCCGAAAAAATTACTTTATTATTTAAAGAATCATGTTCATATTCAGAACTTATAGTTAATTTCTCAAGATCTATATTATTTGGATTCTTAAAATCTGGAAATGATTTTTCAATTAAAGATGTTTGAATACTTATTTTTTTTACTGTAAGATAATCTATTAAATTTTTAGGAATATCTCTTATATTATTTACATTTTTTATAATATTTTTTATAAAATTGTCAAATTTAGTTAATATTTCTCTTTTTTTTAATAATGAATTTTTAAAATAAGTATTAATTAATTTTTCTAAATTTTTTCTGTTATTTTTAAATTTATCTATTTCAGCTTCAAATTTTAATATTAAATCTTGATAAATTTTTTTAAGGTCATTTAATTGATTTAATTGTGTATTAAATTGTTGAAATTGTGCTTGAGATTTATAATAATCAATATTAAAAATATATTGTTTTTTTAATTTATCTAATTCGGATTCTGATATAAACATATCATTATCTATTTTTTTAATTTCAAAAGTATTTATTATATCAGATGTTTTTTCTGCTGGTGTTGTTTGAACTGTTGTTAAATTTTTAAGTTGGTTTTCTAATTCTTTTTTTTTTTTTTTTAATTTTTCTTTTTTTTTTTTTTT